GTTCATCAAGCCTGCGCAATTCATCACGCGCCTTTATTTCCGCATCAAGTATTTGGTCATTGATACGTTGAATCTCTGAAGGTTCAAGCCCCTTGACCTTCAGCTTATCGTTGAGCAGTTGCATCTCCGCATCCCGCATTTGCTTGTTGTATTCCTCTTGGGTCATCTTATCGTCAGCGAGGTACTTCCGTTTGATGTCAGCGATGCGCCGATAGTAGTCGGCTTCAGCTTGGACGAACTTGTCTTTGGTAGTGTTGTTTTTATCGCAGGTGCAAGGTTTGTTCCCACATATCGGACATTTGCCTCCGTTACCACCACCATTGCCACCGGAATTTCCATCCGTTCCACTGTTTGTTTTGGTGGAAACTTCCAGCTCCTTGCTAATTTGTTCGTAAATGGTCATATAGCTTTCGATAGCCTTCTTAGTGTGTTCAATGTCGAATTTTAGCTGTTCTACCGCTGCATCGTAAGCGGTGAATCCAGTTTGGGCATACGTAGCACTTTCACGCGCTTTCTTTTGACCAGCCAATGCCTTGTCCAGTTCTACCTGGTATTCGATTAGTTTCTTGCTCTCGGACTCAATATAGGATGATGCACCTTTCAACATCGCCTCTTTTTGTAGCTGTTCTACATATCGGGCCTTGGCATCAGCCGCCTTTTGCGTGTTGATTGTCTCCAAAGTGATGTCACCCAAGTAATCGGGAGCAATCTTGTTGATTTTTTCCATGGCTTCTCTACGTTTATCCATAGCAACACGATTGTTTTGCGCTACCATCCACAAGGTATCCAACTCTTTGCGCTGGTCAGCGGTGGATTTGGCAGCCTCTTTTTGGAGACGATTTGTGGCTTTTTGAACATCAACGTACTCGTGGGCACGTTTGTATAAGTATAAAAAAGCTGCGCCACCTGCAAGAAGAACCGTAGATAGAGCACCTGCCGGACTCAGCTTCATAACCGTCCAAGCAGCCCGCATGGATTTTGCAGCAAGATCCACACGGCCTTGCAGCACTTGCATGGCTCCGGCAAAGAGGTAGGTGGATATGCGGACAGTTTTTAGTAGTATATTATGTCCAGCCAAAAGCGTGCTCAACCTGCGAAGCTGGGTAAAGGAAGTGACAGTATAACCTGAAACAGTATTGACAGCAATACCGTAGGCAAGCTGTAATGCGGTAGCTGTCTTGGTGATGGCGTTCCAAGCCTTTGAAGCGATAGTGGCAGCTTTCGTCCGTAATGTGTAAACAGCGATACAAGATGCCACATATAGGACGGTACCACCCCATTTGTTGCACCAGTCAATCAATCCCGGCAAATACTTGAGCACATTGGTCAGCATATTCGTACTCACCGTCAGAGCCGGATTCAGTTTCTCTCCCAAATTAATGGCTGCCAGCTTCATCTTATTGCGTGCCTGCTCCAGTTTGGCCTGTGCGGTATCACTGTTTATGGCCGCCTGCTCATACGCCACATTGGTACCGGTGACGGCAGCGGTGAAGTCTTTCACCATCTCCGTGTTCTGAAGGATTACGGATGCGGTATTGTAGCCTTCCTCCCCGAACATCTTCTTGATGGCGCCTGCATCCATATTCTTGTTCTTCAGATTCTCCAGTGCCTTATCCAACCCGACGATTTTAGGGTTGGTCTCGTCCGCTCCGGTCTGAAGAACCAGAAAGAATTTCTTCAATCCCGTTCCGGCCACTTCATCCTTTATACCCCGATAGGCAAGCGTTTCAATCAATGCGACCGTCTGTTCAATGGGAACATTGGCCGAAGCCGCTGCGGTACCTGCATTCCGGATAGCCTTTGCCTGGCTTGCGATATTGGCGGAACCTGCCTGGGAGCCGGCAGCCAATACGTTGGTAAACCGTCCTGCCTGGTCTGCTGCCGCCCCATATTGGTTGAGTGATAAGGTAAGTGAATCAACCGCTTCGTTCAAGGTGATGTCCTTGGCAGCTGCCTGCAATCGCATGGCTTCCTCCGTAACAGCCTTGAGCGCCTCCTTGTCTCCAAGCAGTTCCGGCTTGGCTGAACCGACCAACATGAACGCATCCAGGATTTCGGCTGCCGACTGGCGGACACGCAAGCCCTCTTTTGTCATGGTGGTGGAAAGCGTCTTGGCCTGCCCGGTCAACCAGGCAATGCTGTCATCATCAAGTCCGGTCAAGGCTTTCAGCCCGGCCTGGGACTCCTCCAACTTGTTGCGTTCGTCTCTGATGGCGCGCAAGGCAAGGGTAAAACCGGTCAGGAAACCTATTACGGACAAGATAACTCCACCGAAACGGTTGAACCAGTCTACCATACTGCCAATACTGACAGTCGCTTTCTTGGTTTCGGTGGTGATGCCTTTTATCTCCTGGCGATGCTGTTTTAAAATCCCCTGAAGATGCTGTATCTTCGCCATGGTGCGGTTGTATTCCTCAGAGCCGCGTGTCATTTCCTTAATGTCACGCTGTAGGCGTTTCATCTCCAAATCAATGGAATTGATGTCATTCTTAATTTCCTTGCCATCGATGTACAAGTAGACACCTCTTTTGACAGTCTTGTCACTTTTTGCCATAACGTTTTTCAATTGTTATTTTATCAAACTTCTGAAGCACATTCTTGAGTGCCTGGTCACCGTAATACTCTCCGGATAAATCAGCCAGTGATTCGATGTTATCCACAATGGGAGGGTCTAACCAGGGTAGGGGACTTCGCCGGATAACGGCATAGTGTTCATCAACGGTACGCATGCGCCGGATACGATATTCAGAAACACGTAAAGAACGCAGTTCCTGACGTTTCTTCTTATCGCTCCATGCCGAATGTCCCTTCATTATAATTCCGTTCTTGACGATATATCCACGCCCGGCGCCATACTCCCGGTACGCACCATACCGGGCAAAGCGGAAACCCAGACCGACATAAGCCGGTCCACCTTCACGGTCTTTCAGCCAACGGGATTGCAGTTCCCTACGCAATCTGCCGGTTGCGTGTGTCCGTTGTAGAATATAAACGGAGGTATTCCTAACTTTCCACGTCCAGTTCTCAACTCCTCGATTGAATTTCTCGGAGGTCATTAAACTCTTTTCTTCAGTTATTGCCATAAAAAAGCCTTTAGTTCCGGACACAAAACTAAAGGCTGAAAAGAGTGGAAAAAAGGACAAGAATTCAGCGGACAGAGAACTTGAAATCATTGACCCGGTTCAGCCATCCTTTCCGGAATACAAGCTGCGACGGGTCCCTTTTACAGATTTCTTCAATAAACCGGATTCTGTCTGTCTTGATAGCTTCGAACAGCTGCCGTTGGTTGGCCAGATTGATACTTGCAACCGTCTGAGGACCTACGATGCCGTCTACATTGATTTGCAGTAGTTGTTGTACCCTTGTGATACCGGGACGTCCGGAGGCCCACACCCAATCCACACAGATGTTCGCAATGGACTGGTTGTGTATGAAGTCCGCTTGGTAACGGTCCCAATAATACTTCTTGAAAACATGAAAAACGTCATCCGGAGTAATCATGCGTAAATCATCCGCATCAATGTCTCCGTCACCATCCTTGTCATAACCACATGATTTCCACGTAGACAAGGTTATCCCCATATTGGTTTTGCCACCTTTGTCATTTTTGTGGTCACTCCATCCGCCTTCCCATTTGCGGATGACCTTGAATAAGATTTCTGCTTTTGCCATAACTATGAATTTAAAAACAGAGGCAAAAGTAATGTATGACTTAATTTTTATGTAGGACATGCATTCTCCGCAAATGGTCATCCAATGTTTTAGGATTGCACTTCAACTTCCGGCAAATAGCGGCTTTACTATAACCATAGTCAAGCATAGTTCGGATAAGATTTTCCTTTCCAGTCAGCTTGTAATGCGTGTTTTTATCCCCCTTTTTTCGACCAAGTCGTATTCCTGCAGCTTTTCTGTAAGCAAGGGCCTCCTTGGTTCGCTGACTGATCAAATCACGTTCAATCTCAGCGGATAGACCGAAAGCGAATGCCAAAACCTTGCTATTGATGTTATTACCTAATTCGTAACGCTCCTTGACAGTAAGAACGCAAGTCTCCTTAATCATACAGAGGTGAAGCATTGACATAATACCCATCAGGTTTCTTCCTAATCGGCTGATTTCTGTTATGATTAGAGTGTCGCCTTTCTTCATCCTCTTGAGAAGCGGACCTAATTTCCTATCGTTAGCAATTTTGGTACCGGAAACCTTCTCGGACACCCATTTATCTATTACAAGTCCTTTTTCCGTTGCAAATTTTTGGACTTCGAACCTTTGGTTCTCGACAGTCTGTTTGTCTGTCGACACACGAATATATGCGTAAACCATTTTTGCGGTGAAGGTAGTCTTATTCAACAGCCTAACCAAAAAGGGTATTCTAATGACCCTCAAAAGTACAAGGGATATGATAGAGAAGGTTCTGATAACAGACACAAACGTGATAAATGCCATCACAAGGCAGCTCAATATAAAGAATATCAGGAATGAGATGTTCCCTACCTGGAGACTGACATTACAACCGGGGGAGGAATATGATTTGGGTACTGCTTATTATGGGGCATATCTGGTAAGAAATAGCGATTCTGGTGCGGCAGCTCTAATCATGGTGGGTGCCGGAGTATCATCCAATATACTGTTGAGCGATGGAAATAGCATTTCAACTGATTTTACCGCTGGGGGCAAAATCATATTGAATAAAAAAACGTCAAATGGCAATGTATATGTAAAAAATGGGAGAAGTACAGAAGCATATATAAATGTCATGCAGATAACTAATTATTAGCAGGGGTTATTCCCCTGCCTTCCTTACTCGTTCTCGATATAAATTGCTCAGTAACTTTTACTTTTATTGTGCTCATTGCTGTTTATTGCTTATTTCCGTCATATCCTTTGACCCTCAAAAGTACAAGAATGATAGAGAAAGTAAAGTTATCAGAAGTGGCAACCGGCAATCCGGCATCACTTATTGGGTTGACATCCGGTCAAAGCTTGGCGCAAATGCCTATAGACCGTTTGCCGAAGACTGAGTATATCGCTATGGCATCGGGAACGGACAAATTACGATATACACAATTAAGGTATAGTACTACTTCAGGGGCAGGAAGCAGGATTCTTTTGATTGTCCCCATTTCCGGACTGACTGATAAAATGGATGCAGCCGGAGCCTTTGGTAGCCTATATGTGTTAAGAGCCGGAATGAGCTACATGCCTATGATGGTAAAAGCTGATATAATGCTGTTCCGTTCCTCTTCATTCCTTGTTAATGATATGAATGTAATGGGAGCAAGTGCCGATGGTCCTGTAAACTTCAAATTGGGACATTGTACTTATGAAGGGCAGTTATATCTTGCGGTTAAATTCAATACGGAATTTTCTATAATAACTTGCTTTCAAGGATTCTACACGTCAGATTGTGTATTCCGTAACGTTCTTGAAGAGAATGTTACGGACTGGACAGACTTACTATGAAATTAAGGATATGATTGAGAAGATTGATATTAAAGATGCAAGCATTGCAGAAGAGGTTAGAAAGCAGATGTCTGTTGTAGGTAAAAAGGGATTATACCATGGAGTTCTGTTGCTACTTTCTGCCTATACAATAAGATAAACGCTGTATCCGTTGATGGTTCTTTAGAATATAACTCTTTAACAGATACAAATCTTATAAATGAAACAGTTGGAATAGTATAGGGGCACTTGCCCCTATACTATTCCAATGTAGCTTCAAATCCTCCTTCGAATGCACTGTTATCCGCTGCTTCCATCTTCATTGATATGCCAAAAGAACTCATTAGGAGTACATTTAGTATTGGCGTATAGACTAGCCGTTCAGCATAAACACGGCACTTCCCATCAGCTTCAGTCTTAGCTTTAATCTTAATATTATAGCTACCTGAGAGGACTTTGACTTTTAGATTAGGATTGCCTGTTACATCACCAGCTCGTGATATGGAGATGTAATATAGGCTAGGCATTCCGCTTGATGTTGCAGATATAGACAAAAGAATTGCGCCTGTAACTGGAGTGCTTGTAGTCTCAAACAGAAGTACACTATACGCGCCTTGGAACTCCGATAACACACCTGATGGCATTAATCCTTTATTGGAAACTGTAGCCACTGCCATCTTATTACGAATACTATCAACTACTCCCGTGGCTGTAATATCAATCTTCTCCATCATACCTTTGTATTTTTGAGGGTCAAAGGATATGACGGAAATAAGTAATAAACAACAATGAGCACAATAAAAGTAAAAGTTACTGAGCAATTT